AGCGTCGTCATTCTCTCGACTGCGGATACCAGTGCGCTCCTTTACCGTCTCGCGCGTCGGGTCCGCGAACCGCTCCGCATGTGCTCCGAAGGCGTTGATGCCCGCATAGGCGTCGGCAAATATCTCCTGCTTTATGCGAGCAAGCGCCGCCTCGAACTCACTCTCACTTGCATTGGCAGGCAGGTCTACTATGCCGTGCAGCTTCTGGATATACGTCTCCACCACGCGGGTGAACTCCTCGTCGCCGAATTGCTCGCGTATTCGTTCCTCCACGGTATAGTCGAGCCCAGTGTCCTGTGACGCAATATCGTGATAGATCTCATGCTCAGCTATCTGCTGAGCGCTGACGCGCATATTGTCAGCCTGGACAATAATATCCCCGTTCGGCATCCATACGCCGCGTACCCGATGTGTGCCGCCGCCCGCCGTCCGCACCTCAATGCCGCCGAGGACATAGCGCACTTCTCTGCCTGTAACGCTCCTGACCCGTTCGGCGGTGCTGACGAGTTCATCGTCCCAGTCCGTTTCCGGGAGGACTCGCACATTTCGCGTATCCGTCCCCTCCGGAATGCCGAGCTCGGCGGAGCTTACTTCCTGGAGCCGTAGATCTCTTGCACTATTCTGTCGCGCAAGCGCTGCTCTGCCTTGTTCAGCGGGCGCGGATCTGACTTCTGCGCTGCCTCCCAGTCGTCCAGCTTGTCCTCCGGTACTGATACCATCCAGCCGTCCTCTGTTTCCATCTGATACCTGGTTTCTCCGTTGCTGCCATTCTTGTCCCTGCTGTCCATTCTGTATGCCTCCATTCATTATTTCTTCCGCCGTGGGTAGTATAATATTCCCTTCGGCGTTTATTTCAGGCGCAGTTGTGCGCGGAGCTTCCATGGTTGGCCCTTCCGTTGCCCCAGCCTCAGCTCGCAGTGAGAAGTCGCCGGCGGTATCAGCCGTCGGCAAAACGATGCCGCCCGCCTCCGCGTAGGCCTGGTCCTCTATCGGGGCCCTCACTGTCTCGGGCGTGGTCTCCTCAGTTGCCCGGCCCGCCGTCAAGCGACGAATCACGCTGTCTGCGCGCTCCGTGTTCGCGGCCGCCTCCGGCGTCGTGTCTGCCGCCTCATCTGCCGCAGCCGCCTCAGCACGCCCGCGGAAGAACGCGCGCGCCATCGTGCGCTGGCGGTTGATCTCAGCCATGATATCCGTGTCGCCGCCCACGTCCGGATGGTATTGCCGCGCGAGATCACGGTACCGTGCCTCGACCTCCTCGAGCGTGTTCGCACCTTCAAAATAGTCTACACCATTATCGGCATATCCGTCCATATCCCGGAACGAAAAACCTGCCGGCCGCCGCGCGTAAGCAATGGCCGCCGGCCCCTCTATGATGCCCGCGCTCAGCGCGCCCAGGAGAAACGCATACGCCGCGTCCTCAAAGTCGGCCTCATATTCCTCGTCGAAGATTATGGCCGCAAAGGCGGGCTCCAGCAGCTCCTGCAGGCCCTCCTCCGTGCCCTCGGATATCATACTGCCCAGCAGGCGCGCAGCCGTGCTGCCGCTCACCGTGCGCGCCACACGGCCCAGTGCGTTGTCCAGCCCGGCGATTTTGGCGGCGATGCGTCCGGTGCCGCTCTTGCTCAGGGCGCCAATGCCGCCAAGGAGGTATTGCAGCGCGCCCTCGCTCGCGCCGACGAGCGTCGCATAGTTCTGCGCCGCCTCGGAGCTGTAGCCCTCGTTCAGCTTCTGCGTATAGGCGTTACCGCCCGCAGAAGCGCCCAGCGCCGTGCCGCCCGCCGCCCTGCCGATAGCCGATGCCGTGCCGGCTGACAGCCCCGCCGCTCCGAGTGCCCAGCTGCCGAGCGCGCTGGCAAGAATACTCGGAGCCATGTTCGAGAGTGTTGTGCCCAAGGTATAGAGTGTCCCGAGCACCGGGCTCTTCTCCTGTGCTTCCTGCTGTATGAGTTGTGAGGTGATCTGCGTCGACGATACTGGCACGGCCTCACGCTGGAATAGTTGCCGTATGCCGCTGCCGAACTGATCCAGGCCGGCGGGTATCCAGTAGAGCGCCTTCCCCAACGCGCCCAGCTCCTCATATTGAGCCGCACCTTGCCGTTCGGTCAGTGCGGGGCCCATATCTTCAAGGAAGCGATCAGCGGCGTCTTTGCCTTGGGAGGCGTAGAGATAGTTATATATTTTTATCTCATCCTCAGTGAGGTACTGATATCTCCTGAGTGCTACTGGCGCGCCGCTTGGGTCTGTTGTGTGCTCGTTTCTGTATCGGGCATTGTCGATGTCGTTTATATACTCGTATCGCGAGTCACCAGTCACAGACGCCGGGCTCGAGAGGCCAGCATAGTCCTCCATGAGAGCCAGAGAACTGTAATACTGCATTTTGTTCTGGCTTTCTTCAGCCTTGAGTGCCTTAATACGCCGGGTGTTCTGCTCGATTTGGGCCTCGATAGGCGCAGCCGCCGAGCTGGGGCTCGTCCCGCTCATCTCGTAGACCCGGATGAGGTTAGCCTGCCGCTGCAGGCGGCTGTTCTCATCCTCAAGCCTCTTGGCCTCCGACGCGGCCGCGTCGGCTCTCTCCATGCCCCCGCTGAGGATATCCCGATACCGCTCAACCCCCGCGCTGTACTTGTCCTGCACGCGGTTGATGTCGTTCACAACGCCGTTGTAGTCGGCTATCATTTTTTCATAGCCGGCATAGAGCTCATCATAGGCGGCTGCATCCTCCGCGGTTTTCACAGTAGTCTGGAGATTCTTGAGCCGATTTTCAGCATTGGCTATGCTGCCGCTCAGCTCTGTGAGCTTTTTTTCATAGCTCTCAAGCTGACCGCTCCACGCTTTCAGTCCCAGCTCTGCGTCCCCGGCGCTGCTCCAGCTGTCCGGGGACTTTATCGCCTCGACACCCCCGCGATCGGAAAATTTGCCGAGAATGTTCTCAACACTTTTCCCCCCGCCGCTTGGCGTGGCGAAGCTGGGAAGCAGATCTTTTGTGCTTTCTTTGGATTGTGACGGCCATCGCGCAGCGCTATCTTCATCGTTTTTATTGGCGACTTGAGGAAGAGAATGGTTTATCATACGGTCAAGCCGCTCCATAACGGAACTACCGGCCCCGCTGCTTGCGGTGCCGGTTCCGTTAATCATGCGGTCGAGTCGTTCTTGTACGCTGGACATGTTAAACTCCTTTTATCAGTTGCCATAGCCCATGGAGCTAATCAGGTAATCCGCTTCGTCCTCAGTTATAAGCCCCTCCAGAAGTGCGTTTTTAATCATGACTCCATATTGCCTGGGCAAGCCTACAGCCGCACCGGGGCTGATATTCTTGAGCGCATTGTTGTAGCTGGCGAGGATATCCTGTGCCGCAGCAGACATATTGTTCGGGTCAAATGTATTACCCGTCTGAGAGGTGGAATAATATCCGCTCGGCGCCGGGAGCTGTATGCCGAGATCCTCCAGCCCGCGATAATCGCCGTAGCCGGCCGCAAGCTGGGCCATATCGACGAGCGTGCCGAAGTCGTTGGTCTGGTCGTTAATTTCGTCGAGCAGCTGCCCGTAGTAAAAGTCGCGGTCGGTGTTGTACTGCTGCAGCTGCGCGAGATAGCGCTCGAGCTCCTGTGCGTCCATGTTGAGCCCGGCCTGGAGGTTGTTCCCGAGCATGTTGTAGCGGTCGAGCCACGCGCCGTAGTCGAAGTCGCGGTCAGTGTTGTACTGGTTGAGGTCCGTGAGGTACTTGTTGTAGTCGCTGGCCTCCTGCCCCTGGACCACGCCGAGGTCGGAGAGCAGCATGTTGTAGTCGTTGAGGTACTTCTGGTAGGCAAGCTGCTGGAGCTCCGGTATCTTGTCCGTGAGCTGGGCCGCGTAGTAGTTGCCCGCCTGGGACGCCGCAGTCTGCGCGTAGCTTGAAGGCAGGCCGCCGCTCGCGGCCGCCGCCGCGCCCAGCGCATCCTCCGCCGCCCGGTCGCCCTCGCGTATGTAGGCCTTGCGGTACTGGCTGTACAGCGGGTCCGTGTCCGGGTCATAGGCGAAATCCTCGCGCCCGAGTATCTCGTCAATGAGGCCGAGGATGGTGTCGTCCCAGCGGTTGGTGTACTCCGGCGCGGGGCCGTAGGTGAAGTCGCCGTAATTGAGCATCTGATCATACAGGTCGTTCACCGTGCCCGCGTTGCTGCCGCCGGAGAAGCTCGGGGCCTCTGGATACTCGAACATGTCCGGGCTCAGGGGTTCGAGGTAGAAGCTGCCGCCGTCCCCGCCGCCGGCATAGCTGCCGTAGCTGCCGCGCACGCTCTCAGCGCCCAGGTTGGCAAGCTGCCGTTCGGCATCCGTCGTCGCATTGTGCCAGTCGCGCTTGTAGCTCAGCAGCGACATGCCTGCGTCCGGGTTGCGCTGTGCCAGCGAGAGGTCGGCGTCCGAGAATTCGCCGAGCAGCCCGCTCTGCTGTGCCGCCTGGCGGAACTGGTCGTAGGTGTACCGGCTTTTGGTCGTCGGTGATTTGAGTGTAGATATAGCCATGTTGCCTCCTTACTGCCGGCCCGGCGTGCTCCTGAGCTCGCTGCCTATCGAGTCCTCGCGTGTCAGGCTGTACAGCCTCCAGCCGCCCGTACCGGTGATCTTGATCTTGTAGTGGTCGCAGCGCCGCGGCACCAGCGGGAGATAGTAGCTTCGCAGCACCTGGCTCTCTATAGTGTTTATCTCTTCCCATGTCCCGCTCGAGTCGAACATCATCCAGAAGGTCACGCTCGCCCCGGCGTCGATGGAAATGCGGACCTGCAGCTTTGCTATCTGCTTTTTGTTCGGGTCGTTGTCCACGAACTCCCCAAACTCCACCATGCTCTCCACCGGGCTCTCGATAGTCGCCCCCTCCGGGATAAAGCGCGGCCGCCCGTTGAGCCAGAGCGTTCCGTCCGCGTCGAGGAAATACAGGTCCGAGTCCCATGCGAAGCCGAGCGCCTGCGTGTCGTCCTCGCGCTCCCAAATGCCGAGGCGCGTGTCGTAGACGAAGAGGCTCCACTCCCCCGCCTCATTTTGCATGGAGACGTAGTATTTGAGCCCGTCGCTGCCGGCCACGGCGTTGTGATACCGCTCGAGCCCGAAAGCGGAGGCCACGCTCTGCGTCGTCCCGCCGGAGTAGGCCACGATGCCCGCCCGCGTGAGGAAGAAAAGCGTCTCGCCCGCTATGGCCAGCGAGAGGCTGCTGCCGGCCTCCACGCCCAGCGAGGCACTGCCCATCACCTGAAAATTGGAGGGCGCCGAGCCGTAGACCTTGTAGATCATCTCCTCCTTGAAGAATATCGCGTAGCCAAGGTATGAGAAGCAGGCCGTGAAGTCGCCGGCGCTGCCCACCTGCACGGCGTAGCTGTCCGTGCTCAGGCCGTCGAACACGTTCCAGTTCGTCGGGTCCCCGAGCTTGCTGGCGTATATCGTGTCTCCCTTGCAGCCCCACAGACGGTTTTCGTTCTCGCAGAGGAAATCTATCTCGGGCATCTCGCGGGAGAGCGTGAGCGCCGCCTCAGAGTCCCCGCCCTCGTTTATGGTGAAGCTGTTCTCATAGAACACAAGGGAGGTCGCCGTCACCTCGCGCACGACGATGGTCTTGTTGTTCTGCGGGTGGAGCGCGGCCCCGCTTATCGTGATGCCGTCGCCTGCCTTGAAGAGCGTCGTGAAGTCTGCGCCGGAGGCCGTGATGGTGTTGCTCTTGGCCGTCTCGCCGCCGTATGTCCCGTCCACGATCTGCGCTGCGCCGGTCCAGCTCGCATTGAGGCTGCCGAACTCACCCGTGAGCTTGTTGTAGCAGGCCATGTCGGGCATGATAATGATATAGGCCCCCAGCGCCGCGAAGGTCTTCGGCCCGGCGCTTACCGTGCCGCGCTCTTCTCCGTCGGCGTAGAAGGCCGTCCCATCCACCCAGTACAGCCCGTCGTTGGCGTAAAGGCCGTAGGGCTGAGTGAGCGTTCGAGTTATGTATCGCTGAGGCCGCGGGCTGAGCAGCGGCGCGTAGTCGCTGCTCATGTTCCGCATGTCGTAGATCTGCCCGTCGAGCGCGGCAAGGTTGTGGTTGTAACCGCCGTAGCTCGTTTGGTTGTACTTCCCTATTCCCGAGCCATAAAGCATGGAAGGCAGGCTCATGTCGCCACCTCCTTGATATCCACATACGGGAACAGCGCCTCCAGCTGCTCAGGCGATATCTGCGCAGGCGGGGAGATAGTCGCCCGGGGTATTTCCTCGCCCAGCTCAACGTCGTCGAGCTCGTTGCGTTCTCGCGTGAATGCTACCAGATCATCGCCCGTGCGGAATCGCACGCGCCCCGGGCCTTCAAACACCGGGTTGCCCTCAGCGTCCAGCTCCGCATATTTCTTCACCAGCTCCGTCTCCGTCGAGCTGAAATAGCTCACATGCGGCCGCAGGCGCTCCATGAGCAGTACCAGCGCGTGCGCGCTCTTGTAGTCCATGGCCTGCGTCGCAATGGCACGGAGGGCCTGCCAGGCCGCTATGCACTGTTTGAGGTTCGTCATGTATATTCTCCTTACGATATAACTTTATCGTTAACGTAAACCGTGCCATACATTTTGATGGTGCTGCCGGTTATCTGCACGGTGTTCGGCGCGTACATCCACAGGCTGTCGCCGCTCGACAGGCTCATGCTGCCCGCGCTCTCCAGCTTGAGAGCAAATGCAACGCCGAGCGCCGCCCGGGTATAGAGGAACAATCTATACACAGAGTCGCCGCTGTCCCCCCGGTCGTCAAGCCGAAGCCCGCCGGCGAGGTAGGTGTCGCTGATGTTCGAGAGGTAATAGCATTTTATCTCGCCGCCCACTCCATAGGCCGTGAGCACCGTTTCAAAGGTCGAGCCGGAGATAGAAGAGCCGTCTATCGTCACGCTGGAAATGTCAATGGCGCTGATAACGCCCGTGGTGATGTTCCCGCCGTTGATGGTCGTGCGCCCGCTCGTGCTCAGGTCGGTGAAGGTCACCATGCCCGTGATCTGCACGTTGGTGCTCGAGAGCTGCACTCCGTTGCTCGTGAGTGTAAGCGTGCTGCTCTGCGTGCCGTTGCTTGCCGTTATCCTCAGCCCACTCACCGTCTGCTGGAGGCTCGTGTAGTTGCCCTCTAGGTCTGATATATCCGAGGTCAGTGAAGTCGCCGTCTGCTGGAGGCTCGAAATGTTCCCCTCCGCGCTCGTCACCCTGCTCGTCAGGCTGTCCGAGGTCTGGAAGAGCGTCGTGATGTTCCCCTCCGCGTCCTCTACGCGGGTGGACAGGCTTTCTGATATTTGATATATGGCGGAGATGTTCCCCTCCGCGTCCTCGAGCTGGGTAGAGAGGCTTGCCGCCGTCTGCTGGAGCGTGGAGATGTTGCCCTCCGCGTCCTGGAGCTGAGAGCTCACTATGCCAAGGTTCACGTCTATCTCGGCCAGGCTGCCGTCCACACCGTCCAGCCGCAGGATTATAGGCTGATTTATAACGCCGGCTATCTCAACGAGGGAATTGGAATTTATGTTGTCGAGCCCGAGGTTGGAGAGCGAGTATGTAAGCTGTTCCTTGAGCATGTAGAGGTAGTTCATTATCGTGAACACCTGCTGCTCCGTGCTCTTCCCGCTCAGGTTGGGGAACATTATGTCGGTATTCAGTATGCTGCTCGGCACACCCGCTCACCTCCTTCGTGAATCACCCTACCAGGTGCGACAGCAGCAGCGTCACAGCACCGGAGGTCAGAGCCGTTGCTATGTAACCCATTAGCTTCCGCCACTTTTCTCCGTCGCGGCTCTCCAACGCCTGCAACCTCCGGCCCTGCTGCTCCTGCTCTTTGACCATGCTTTGCAAGCTCTGTGCCAGCTTTTGAACAGAAACCGTCAAGGCGCCGATCTCGCGCACATTCTCTTCAAGGAGTTCGAGCCGCCTGTCCTGACGCTTTTCCTGTGCGTCTATGCGCCGGGCAAATTCCTCGTGCTCCGCGCGCGATATCGGCCCGTCCATGGTCAATCCTCCTTAGGTTCTTCGTATGTCATAGCTAATTCACTATCGCCAATGCCCGACGTGGTCGGGTCGGTCACAACGCCGAGAATGGCGAGCACGGCAAACAGCGCGTTTATCGCGGCCAGCAGCTTGTCCCCCAGCTCGGAGAGGTCGAGGCTGAATCCAAACACATACGCCACGGCCTGGATCAGCAGCAGCAGCGCAGGGATGAGCGCAAGCCAAAAGTTTTTGTTTTTAATGCGAACTTTCCAATTGATCACTTTGAAACCTCCTTATTCTTTATCGGATATCATTTTCCGAGTGCACGATAGAGCATCGTCCACACCTGCTGCCGCGTGCAGGCTGCGTCCGGGTTCTCGCCGTCGGAAATGCCCATCGTCGTAACCCACTCCCGCGCCAGCTCGTTTTCAGACTTCGCGGGGGTCTCCGTATCAGGTTCCGGCACAGGCTCCGGTTCGGGCGCGGCAGCGGGCTGATTGAGGCCGTTGGCCTCGATAATGCTGGGATAATCATAGTAGGCCGCGTCCATGTCCACGCGCACGGATATGCCGTCTACGCTGCCGGAGTTGGTGTACTGCCAGATGCCGCCCGCCTGAGAGGGCTTGCTGCCGGGATCCGGCTTGGACGGCCACTGGGCAAGCCAGATGTCGTAGTTTTTGGGGATATAGCTGTCGAAGTATTTGCTCAGATAGCTCGGGTTGGTGTATATCATCGCATAATACTTCGCCTGTTCGATGCGTCCGCAAAACGCATATGCAAGGGCGGTGACGTGTGCCTTGTCCGGCTCGACGCCGTTTTTCTTGGCGTATTCAACGCTGTCGCTCTCATAATCGAACGCGATAGGGTAGTCGAGCTTGTACGGCTCAACTGCCGCCAGCGCATACTCAGCCTCGCGTATTGCCATGGCCTCTGTATAGGCATAGGAGAACCAGTAGACGCCGCAGGGGATGCCGAGGCGGTTGCACTCGCTGATGTTGCGCTTGAACTGTGGGTCGATATTGTTCTGTCCGTAGCCCGCGCGGATCATGGCAAACTCAATGCCCGCCGCCTTGACGGCCTCCCAGTCGATTGTCTTCTGCCACTCGGAGACATCTATCCCCGTTTTGTATGTAGTCGTAGTGATCTCCTCCTTGTCGTCTTCCGTGTCGTCTCCGCCCGTGCCGCCGTCTTCCGCGAACCACAGCAGTAGGAAGCTGTACAGGTCGCGCCCGTCGCCGCGCTGATAGGTTGTGCCATCATAGCACTGAGAGCTGCCCGAGCCGTCGAGCACCATACCATCCACGATGCCGAGGCTCTGCATCCGCTCGACTATGCCGTCGAGTGTATAATTGGTGGTTGTGACTTCGACCGTCCACTTGCCTTTGGCGTCCACTCCGAACCATGTGCGAAGCGTGGGCACTTTGACGTTGGGATCCTGCTTCTTGATTACGTCATCCCGCTTCTTCCCGCCGACAAGCAGGGGCAGGGTGGAGAGATAGTTGTCGTTGCTCATGTCAGTTACCATCACGGGGATAGTGGACCTCATCGTGATAATCGGCCCCGTGTTCCAACCAAAACCCCAGTCCATCCAGCTTTCCTTTGAAAGCACAGTGCCATTGACTTTGTAATTGCCGCACGGCTTGACCGACGGACTTGTAGTGTACCAGTGCCCGTTCGTGACTATGAGCTTGCCGGGGTATTTGTCTTTGTGCGCCTCATAGACGGCCTTGACGTTGGTGTAGGGCTTGGTGTGGTCATCATAGATCTCAGCGCGCAGCAGTTTGCCTGTGTAGAGCATGGTCATACCTCATTAATACTCTATTGTAAATGGGCCTTCAACAAAATACGCATTTCCGAAGTTACCGCTATCGCCAGATATTTCGACTTCTACGACTTCGCCAGTTACAGAGGAAGCATTATCTACATAAATGATTGAGTTTTTTAAAACCGAAATATCGCTATGAGGGTCTGCGATAAACTCGAAATGGCCACTTGTTCCGTCAGACCAAGCCAAGGTAAGACCTGACACAAACTGGGTTTGAATCATGGTACCAATAACTACTTCTAGCCCTCCGCCACTATGCGTTCCCGCAACGCCGAATATACTCACTCCCTCGGCAATGTTCTCTGCCACGAGATTAGCATCACCCGCGACTTTGACATCGCCGGTGGTGTATAGCCCGGAAGCAGCAGCTATCTGCTCGGTGGTGCCGGGTGTCACTGTCTTGGCTCTCTGCGTGGGGAGTTGCTGTGCAGCGCTCTTTGAGCCTCCGGGTACGTAGCCCTTGCCCTGCTGAGTTGTGGCCGTTATGAGGCCTCCGGCGCTGACTGAGATTGTTGGCGTGGCAACCTCCACCTGCGGGCTGTTGCCGTCATTCGGATTTGCTATCATGTACGCACCTCATTATTCTCAGATTTTCGCGCAGCCGCTCGTTGCCTGGCTCCAGCTTCAGTGCCTGTTCCGCCGCTCTGACGGCGTCCTCATGCTGTCCAAGCTGCCAGCTTGATATCGCCATGAGGTCGAAGGGCCCCGCGCCCCAGGCCTCCGGCTCGGTCATGTAGTTGTTGTCCCGCGCGGTGATGTGCAGCGCCCGCATGGCCCAGTAGCGGCACAGCGCCCATTCCTCGCGCCGGTAGTACAGCAGCGAGAGCGCATAGGGCGCCTCGCGCTGGCCCGGGGCCTCGTCCGCCGCGCGCTCGAGCCAGTGTACGGCGCTCTGCCAGTCGCCCAGTGCGTCGCAGCAGCGGGCTATGTAGCGCATACTCGCCGCCCGCTCCGCCGCCCAGCGCGCCGAGGGCATTGCCAGATGCCGCATGAGCGTCTCTATGGCCGCGCCCCACATCTGATGGAACATATACTCCCGTCCGAGGTAGTGCATGTTGCGGTCGTCATCCGGATTCTCGGCGACGGAGAGCTCAAGCAGCGGGAGATACTGCCCCCGGCTCTTGTGCTCGTCCGGCCAGTGCTCCACGCGCAGTTCCGGGATGGTGATGCAGCTCTCCGGCCGCTCAGTCGCCAGTACCTCATGTACCGGGTGCGTCCAGCGATAGCCATGCCGGGCGTGGATCTTATCCCCAAAGAACACCACGCCGTCACCGCCGTCGGGCGTGTGGCTCCAAACGTAGGTATACCGCGCCCGCGTAGTGCCGGGCGTCCAGGCCACCTCCAGCGCCTCGCGCCAGCCGGGGCAAAGCACTTCGTCGAGGTCGAGGCATATGCACACGTCCGCGTCCTCCGGCAGCATATCGAGCGAGGCGTTGCGCGCGATGTCGAATCGCCAGGGCGTGATAGTCTGCTCGTACACGGTGGCCCCCAGCGCGCGCAGCCGCTCCGGTGTCCCGTCCGTGCTGCCCGTGTCCAGGATGTATACCCTGTCCGCCTCGGAGCAGAAGGCCAAGAACCGCTTGGCAAATTGTGCCTCGTTTTTGCAAATGGCGTAGATGATGATGTTCATGTAGTTACCTCAAATGTGTTCGTTACAGTTTTCGCGCGGAGTAGTGTGCCTGTATAGAGAATAGTGTCGCCTTTTAATTAATACGAAATTGAAAAATCATCCGTTACATATAGCAAAGAAGCTACTGTTGTGTAGTTCATTGTGAATTCAAAGAGATACTCTATGCCGCCTGTTAGTCTAAGCTCTGTTTCGCCAAAATCACTTATTACTACAAATGAGTTTTTTAGAATATCCCATGTAGTATTTACTTCTTGGGAATACCAAAGTCGCTTGTAACCGCTCGGAGTACAAATGAAATGCGCCCGATTAGAGTATTGGAATGAAAACGTCCCTTTTACAGTCTCTAGTACATTTGCTGAACCGGATACACCAAATATACTCTTGCCATTTACGATGTTTTCAGGTTTCAAATTAGCATCTCCTGCGACTTGCACAGCACCAGTTGTATATCTGCCAGAAGTAACAGCGGTTTGCGTCGAGGTACCGGGGTTTACAGTCTTTGCGCCCTGCGTCGTGAGCTGTTGCGTGGCACTCTTTGTGCCATCTGCGACGATGCCGCCGACCTGCGCAGCTGTGGCGGTGATAAGCCCTCCGGAGGATACAGAGATTGACGGCGTAGCCTGTTCCACATCGGGCAGCGTGCCGGTGACTACGCTGCCATCCGGGGCGATGAGGCTTTTGCCGCTTCTGAGGTCGATTGCCGTACCTGGGTTCTCAAGCGTCGGCAGCTGCTTGTGGACTGGGTTGTTTATCATGCCGCACCGCCTTCCGGCTCGCGGTCTATGCAAAGGCTATATAAGTCCTGGTAAAGGGGCCTGGCACGCCGCTGGCACCAATTGTTAAAGTTCTCTCGTCTGTGAAATATACTTCCGGTGATAGCCCTGATGTGCTCATTCCGGGCAGCAGAAGGAATGTCAGTTTGCAGCTGGGTGAGGCGCCTGAAATTGTTGGATTGTTGTAGTCGCCTACCAAAACTACTGATGCCGGCTGAGCAAATGTGATTTTTGTCCCCGCTACCCCCTTTATCTGCCCACTGGCAACAACTCCGCTCCCTGCAGAGCCTGGGTTGACTATCATGTCCGGCACCTCCTTTGTGCAAGGTGCCTGTAAAGGGAGCTAGACGCCCCCCCCCGCTGGGATTATGTGGTATTTATGCACTGTGTACAACCTCCTTATGCCAGGCTCTGTATCACGATGTATACGGTCAGATCCGCGCCGGGGATGGTCGTGCAGCTGAAGACCAGCTGTCCAGCCGCCTGCCCGGTGCAGAGCACACCCGCCTCATAGTAGGCGGATTGCGACGTCAGCGCCGGCACCGGCGTGATGAGCTGTGTCGTCTCGTCCGCGAGCACGCCGGTGACGCTCACCGTCTGGGCATTGCTGCTCCAAGCGGACGCTTTGAGCGTAATGGAGACGCTGTGAGGCTGCCCGCTCGCCCCTGCCGGTCCCGTGGGGCCGGTGGGGCCAGTAGCCCCCGCAGGCCCCGCCACGGTAGAGGCCGCGCCCTGCGGTCCAGTGGGCCCGGTCGGGCCTGTGGGGCCGATTTCGCCGCGCGCCCGTCGCGCCCTGGTCGCCCTTCGGCCCGGTCGGGCCGGTGGGACCTGTCGCTCCGGCAGCTCCGGAGGCGCCGGTCGGACCCGTGGGGCCGACTTCTCCGGACGCACCCTGTACTCCTTGGTCGCCCTTCGGCCCGGTCGGGCCGGTAGGACCTGTAGCTCCTGCGTCACCCGTCGGACCTGTGGGACCGGTCGGTCCGGTCGCGCCGTCTTCGCCCTGAAGGCCTATCAGGCCTTGCGGCCCGGTCGGGCCAGTGGGTCCCGTTTCCCCCTGCAGGCCTTGCGTCCCCTGTGAGCCGGTCGGGCCGGTCGGGCCGGTCGGGCCAGTCACGCCGTCTGCGCCTGTTGGGCCTTGCGGCCCCTGCGGGCCTGTCGGTCCGGTCGGGCCGATTTCGCCGGCGGGGCCTTGAGCGCCGTCCTTGCCGTTGGCGCCTGTGGGTCCTGTCGGGCCTGTAGGGCCCGTGGGGCCGGGAACAGTAGAATCTGCGCCGGTCGGCCCGGTAGGGCCTGTCGGGCCCTGAGCGCCCTGCAGAGGGCCGTCATTGATCCACCCGGGGCTGCCGCTCACGGAGGTGTAGGTATATACGTCATAAGGCGCGCTCGTGCCGACATAGTAGTTATCGCCTATGTTTGGGCTGGGCACGCCCTGCTGGAGCGCCTCAAGGCTGTCATACTGGCCGAGGATATCGAGGCCGGTTCCCCGGTCACCCTGCGGTCCTGTCGGTCCTGTGGGACCCGTTAGGCCAGTCTCGCCTTGGCTCCCCTGCGGTCCCTGTGCTCCTGTGGGTCCGGTCGGGCCGGTCGGGCCCGTCGGGCCTTCAGGGCCCGGCACATCTGAGACGGGCCCTGTCGGGCCTGTTGGGCCGGTTTCGCCCGGGGGTCCCTGTATGCCCTGCGGGCCCGTTGGGCCCGTTTCGCCGGTCGCGCCCGTGGCTCCCTGGTCACCCTTCGGCCCGGTCGGGCCGGTGGGGCCGGTTTCGCCCTGTAGCCCCTGCGCGCCCTGTGGGCCCGTGGGGCCGGGGACAGTTGACGCCTGTCCCTGGGGGCCGGTTGGTCCGGTCGGGCCTGTTGGGCCTTCCGGGCCCGGCACCTCTGAGGCGGGCCCGGTCGGGCCGGTCTCGCCGATGGGGCCGGTGGGGCCGGTCGGGCCGGGTATAGTAGAGGCCTGCCCCTCGGGGCCCTGCGGGCCTATTGGCCCCTGCAATCCCTGCGCGCCGGTCGGGCCGGTCGGGCCCGTCGGCCCGATAGTGCCCTGCGGCCCCTGTGAGCCTGTCGGGCCAGTAGGGCCAATGGGGCCGGTGAGCATGCCGTAGTTGTGCCACTCAGGCGTCCCGTCGACGACGAGCCAGGTATACAGCTCGTAGGGCGGCTCGGTGCCGACATAATAGCTGTTGCCGATTTCAGGAGACGGCACAGCCTGCTGAAGCTCCTCGAGCGTATCGTACTGCCCGAGCACTTCAATGCCAGTGCCCGCGGGCCCCGTGGGGCCTATGAGGGAGGCCAGCCACTCCTCCGGCGTGCCCTGGAAACCGTGTGCGACCGCCACGCCATAGGCGTCGATGTAATAGCCGCGCCAGGGCTCTGGCCAGGGACACGGCGGATGGTAGGGGTAAAAGCTCATATCAGGCCCTCCTCATAAGCCTCTGCGGGGTTGTAGTTTGTGGCATACCAGCGAGCGAACTCCTTGAAGAAACTGTTGAACAGCTGATAGGTGTTCTGATATCTCTCATACTCGCCGTTGGCGAAGTCGATGCGTGCCTCGAGATATGCCGGGTATAGCTTGTCATGGGGAGGGCGAACGAGCATAGTCGTGTTGGCATCCTTCTCATAGGTGTATGTGATGATCGCCTCAGTGCGCAGCAGCAGCACTTGAGTCTGCACCATGCCCTCCACCTCGTTAAGCCAGCGCGTCAGCGTATCGTTGTCAAAGGCGTTTGGTTTTACCGCGTTTGCGTATGTAATAGCCTCCTGGATAGTCATGCTCGCCCTCCCTTGTTATCAGGACACCAGCTGAGTGCCGCCGCTCACGCCGCCCACGGCAGCAAAGCGCCAGTCCGCGAAGCCGCCCGTGAATCGAGCATAGCCCTTCCAAACGTTGGCGTCGTTGCTCGCCAGTTCGCTCCGTACCTCGAGATCCACGCGGTTGAACCACTCAGCGCCGCCGCGGCCGACGTTGTAGCCCGAGTCGAGCAGCGCCCAGGCCGTTGTGTCGGCTCCGAGCCACTCATTGAGGTAGGGCCATATGATCACGTTCCAGCGGCCGAAAAGGAAGTTGAAGCCGTTGTTGGAGGTGTCGGGGTCCTTGTCCGCGCCGATGGCCGCAAATACTGCCTTCTTGAGCTTGTAGTTGTTGGGGATGAGAATGGTGTCCGGGTGCACATCGAGCACCTCGCCCGTGTCGCCCTTGAAGTCCTGCATGGCGCTCTCCATGGCCGCCAGCGCGTCCTCGGAAAACTCATCCGCGAACTGGTTGGACTGAAGGAATTTCGCGTCCAGGATGCTCGGGTGGCTCTTGGAAAAGAGGCACAGTTCGTCCGAGCCGGTCGTGGGGAAAGACTGCCCGCGGAAAGTCATCGCGGTATTACCAAGCATGGCGTTTGCGTAGAGCGCCGCGCCGAACCGCTCGCGAGTGCGATAATAGCCGGCGGTGAAGGCCTCGGGCTGGCGCCGGAGGTCCATTGCGACGGCATCGTCGATGATCTCGCGCGAAATAGAAAAGCTGTCTTTCCAGGTCATGTTGACGAAGATCTTCTTGAAGCTCTCCTGCATGTAGTCCACGGGGTACTCGCCGTTTTCGCCCACGGGCTGGAAGCCCTGCATGGCCGTCATGGAGCTGACAGCCTCGCCGAAGTGGCGGCTGTCGTTGATATCAAACAGGTGCTTGAGCATGCTCATCTGTTCGAACGCCTCGCCGCGTTTCTCGATGAACATGCGTATGGGGGCCTGGCATTTACCGAACACGGAGTCGTTAACGCCGCTGCCCTCGGTGAAGCTGATACCAGCCATTAAAAATCACTTCCTTTCTTGTGTTTATCAGGCCGGGAACCTGACGTAAACGGTATCGCCAATGGCGGTGCCGTCCATAGAAACTACCTCGGCCACGCCGCTCGTGGTAGTGGCCGTTACCTGCATGCTGTCGGCGCTGAGCGTCACAAGGTCGCCCGCGTTCACCGCGCTTGCAGCAGCGCTCCAGCTCGTGGCGAAGAGCGTCCCCTCGAGCACGCGGAAAACGGGGATGATAGTGCCGGCATCCAGCGCCTCGTCTGCGGCCATAGCGCATATGTACTGCGGCCTGGTGGTCGCGCCGCAGGCGGCAAGGTTGCCGTCGGTCATGGTAAGCGCCATGCCGATCTTCGGCGTTATCGCGCCCGCAGGCAGATACTCAAGCCCCGGGACGATCCCGCCGTTATTCTGCGAAATGAGAAAAGCCATGTTTTACACTCCTTTCGAAAGGTTTTTGAGGTACTTGGCATAGTCGGCCTTTACCTCTGCTTCAGTTGCTTTGGGGTTGATCATGCGGTAATATTCCCGCACATCGTTCGGCACAACGGTCACGTCGCCGCCCTTGCCGCGGGCCTTCGTGGCCTCCAGATGGGCTTTGCTCTGGGCGGCATTCATGGCGGCCTGTTTTGTCGCCGCAGCCGTCCTGGCCGAGAGCCGCTCCATATTCGTCAGCTTGTAGGCCTCCACGAGGCTGAGCCGGTTCTGTTTCACAAATCTGTAAAACTGAGCATAGTTCGGCATCTTGGCGAGGTCTTCGATCGTATTGATCTCAGGATCGAGTTCGTGGATCTGCCTCATCTGCTCGCTCATCGTTGCAGCCGCGGCCTGCCGCTTTGCCTCCTTGGCCTCTTCGAGCTGAGCCTTTATCTCAGGCTGCTCGGCCGCCAGTTTAGCAAACTCCTCCTCGCTTACGCCCGCCTTTTTCAGGATCTTGGCGCGCCGGTCCTCCTCTACCTTTGCGCGGTAGGCGTCGTAGTCCGCCTTATTCCTGATGGGCTCCTTGGTGTAGGGATTCGTGAGGTTCAACGCCGCGATGCTCTCGTCGAGCTGCTTTGCCGCTCGAGCGCGCACTTCGCGGGCTATCTGCTCACGCAGCTCAGGGTCAGGCGTGGCTTTGCCCTCGCTTGCCTTAGGGCCGGGCTCGGCCGTCTGCCCGGCGTTCTCCGCGGTCGTTGTAACCTCGGGCCCCTCGGCGGGCGTTGTCGCGGGCGTGTCCTGCTGCACGGTTGGCGCTGCCGCGCCGCCCTCGGAGGCGGCTGCCGCCGGGTCTTCGCCCTGGGGCCCGGACGAGCCGGGGTCAGAGGCCGGTCCTGCACCGCTTGTGTCTACGCCGAATATTTTGTCGTAGTCCATTTTTCCCTATCCTTTCATTTGCCGTTTCCGGTGCGGAGATCGTTGCCGCGCTTGATGATCTCCTTGCCGCGCTTGCCGTTGGGGTCGATAGGCGCTTCCACGCGCTGAGCGCCGGTGTTGCTTATACGGCCGATGTAGCCGCGGCCGTTGCGTCTTCCGTTGTCACGGCCCATGTTCCTGCTGTTGTTGGGCATCGCCATAGTGGCACCTCCTTTCACAATTTTGGGCGGCTGGATGATAACGCTATCTCCTGCGGGGTGGTATCACATAGCGCCACCGCCCGTCTGTGCTCCGCTGAGAGCCGCAGCCTCTACCTGCCCGGTCAGTTCTGCCGCCTGCTGTGCAGCCGCCTGGCGCGCCTGCATTTGGAGCTGGATCGTTTGCAGCTGCTCCTGCCGCTTCTGCTCGTTCTCGAGATATGTGAGCGTATCGCCCGCCCCGGGATAGTGCAGGAGGTTCATTTTCCTCCAAAAGAGGATCAGTGTGCTCAGGCATTGTGGGTCTCCGAAGGCGCCGGTCTGCAGGTTCATCCGCGTCTCCTGCCACATCGCCTCCCGGTTCGAGGCCAGCGGCGCGGAGGTGTCACAGGTGAAAAGGAAGGCATCGTTCCAGTACCACTCGCCGTTTGCGTCCTGTTTGAGGAAGTCGTAGCGATCAAACGCCTTATATTCCGGCTGCCCGCGTTCATCCATCGTAAGGACTGCCCGCGGTTCATCGGCGTAGGCCAGCTTGAACTTGAACATGAGCTCGAACAGCGCCGCATATGCCGCGTCGCGCATCACCCTCTTTGATTCGAGCCGCCCGGCGGTCTGCGCCGCGGCAAACTCCTTTGCTGTCCCGCTCGTTGCCGTTGAATCTCTTCGCCCCTGGAAGCTGTCGGTGATACCGATAATCTGCCGGGCCTCCTCGTACACATGGTCGAGGTATTCTCGGTCCTGGCTCACATCGCCCTCGAGATTGTACACGCCTATCATGTTCGCGTCCGCCGGCGTCTCCGGCCGGTAAACGCGCATGTCGTTCTCGTCAACGCCCACGCTGGCGTCAGCGGGCAGCGTTACAAAGGAGCCGCTCGAAACGAGCTTGTCGATGATCTTCTTCTCCAGCCGGTTTGTCGTGTTCTGCTGATCTGTGATCTTGTCGATATCGCTGTCCCCGAGGAGTTGGCCGTAGACGCTCACATTCTTCTGGAGCACTACGGGATATCTCAGGGGTTTGTAGTACGGTACCCGCGTGGGTACGAGCCTCACCGCCGGGACGGGAAGTCCCGTGAGCTCATCAAGCTCTCCGGTGAGATACATTTCCTCCTGCGCGCCCGGTATACGATGCCCCAGGCTCGTCGTGATGGGCGTCCATATCTCCTCATATTCCTCTTCGCTGTAAACCCATTCCGTCGAGCCGCAGTAAGGGCAGCGCCGTGCCTCGTGGTCCTCCGGCTCTTCGTCCTTTTCATCCTCTTCGGGCCAGAGCTCTCCGTCGATCCAGCGCATGGCTCCGCTCCAGTCCTCATCATCAGGAGGCAGGCCCGGTCTGCCCGCGACGCCGTCCGCTGGCTCTTCAGTGTCCTCCTCTTCTTCGAGCGCGTGCTGTTCGCCGTCGCCGTCATCGGCTGTGGGCTCGAGCTCGCCGCAAACAGCGCAGCGTCGCAGCCGTCTGGCCTGATAGTCTTCCAGATCTTCGAGCTCTACGTCGCCTACCCAGCTGTACATTCCGATCCCGCCGGCGTCGTTGCGGTAGTAAGCTATGTACTGCGTCACCATGTCCTCGGCCGTGGAGCCGTCGCCGCCCTTGATATCCGGCTCAGCCTCGCCCTCGAAGGAAACGTCCTTCCCGTACCGCCGGTATATGTATTCCCGGGTCTGCGGCATCTTGAGGATGATGTAATCCATGTCCTCGATGCCGCTGTACACGCCGTCCTGCGGCACCATCTGCCGCGGGTGGATGGGCACGACGTTCAGCTCGCCGATCGTGGTGTGCGTGCGCGCCGTGTTGTCCCACTCCACAAGATAAGCCCCGCCGCCCTGGATGGGGACTATCCGCTCCATGAGGTCGTTGATCTCAGCAAAGGGCAGGCGGTCCATTTCATTGCGCAGCATGTCCTCGATGATCTTGGCAAGCGGCTCGTCCTTCTCGTGGACCGCCGTGACCTTCGGCGCGGGTATATTGCTGTCTACCTGTGCCTCGATGAGCTCGCTGCATATGTTTCGCACGTGCGGAGTCTGTGCATTGTTCGCCCGGTACTTGTTCACCAGCGGGAATATATATCGGGAGCCCTGATAGAGCCGCTCGCGCTCGTCCATGAGCGTATACCAGTTTTCGTATTGCGAATCATTCCGGGCAAGCCTGTCCTGCCACAGGTGCAGCCTGTCTCTGTTCATGTGTCCTCCTTATCTGCTGGGCGGCCCCCAGCGCTGCTCAAGGAAACGTTTTTCCGAGCGAGATGCGCGGCGGTAGTCCTCCAGCATGTCTCTGGTCCACTTCATCCGAGCCGGGGCCTCCTGTATGCGTGCCGCCCGCGTCCAGTACACGCAGAAGCCGCGGATCGCGTCAGCCGCGTGCGTGAGCTCGTGTGGCTCCGTTGCCACGTCGTTAATCCGCTTATCGTCGTAGCGCAGCTGAGGCAGCGTGCGCACGAGGTTGTAGCAGAGGGAGGATATGCGCAGCTTAGCCACGGGCCACCCGTGCTCGTCCTCGAACACGTGCAGCCTCTCGTGCATGGCCATCCAGCCGTCCAGCCTGTCGTTGCTCGTCTTCGTGAGGGCAATGCCGTGCTCTGCGAATATATCCGCCACGCTCCGCCCGGTCTCCTGCCGCGCAGCCCAGAGGTCCGGCGGCGCGAGGTAGGCCGTGATTTTGTCCTCGCCCACCATGTCAAGCACGGCCTGGGCCGCCTCGCTCACTATGAGCCCCTTTGCGCCCTCACCAAGGTCCCGTCCCTGATATACCTCGCGTACGGCGTAAGCCATGTCGTGCTCGTCCACCACGATGAGATATGCCGCCAGCATGTCGAGACCGTAGTCGATTGTCACATAGCGCCGCCACCAGGCCGGCGGCTCGAAGGGCGCCACGACATGCACGTCCCGGTCCCACTCGCTGAAATACTGGCCCGCGAATACATCCCATGAGCCGTTGAGCCAGGCCTCGCGCAGCTCATATGGCAGGGACTTGAGCATGTGTATGTACTCGGGGTCCTTTTCCATCAGCACGGGATTGTCCGTGACCTTGGCCTGGATAAACTCATAGTCGTCCGCGCGCTCGTCGTCTCGATACAGCCGGTCAACAAAGAGCCGTTTTACCCACGCATGGCCCACGCCGCCGGGGTTACAGGTCAGGTACATGCGCTTGGGAAATTCGTTCACGCCGCGCAGGCAGCCCTTGAAGGTCTGGAACTGGAACTCTGTGAGCTGTGTCGCCTCGTCTATGAAGATGATGTCGTACTCCTGACCCTGATACCTGCCCACGTCCCGCTCTGCCGCGCAGTAGCCGAACCAGATATTTGAGCCGTTCGGGAATATGAAGCGCTTCTGGTTGTCGTTCCAACGTGCGAGGCCCGAGAGCTCAAGCTGGAGGGGCAGAATGTGATTTTGCAGCAGCTCTGGATATGTCCGGCGCACTACCAGGATGTTGATGCCTGGATACCGGCATGCCAAAACCATCGCCTTCTCGCGCACCGCCCAGGTCTTACCGCCGCCGCGCGCCCCGCCGTAGGCGATGAAGCGCCGGCGCGCCTTGAAAAACAGTCTCTGCCGCTCATTGAGCTCGAGGGCCTTACTCTGCATAGCTCGCGGCCTCCTCGTCCGTCGCGCCGCGGAACACTATCTGCATTTCATTCGCGCCCGGCGGGAGTACGGCCTCGACCTTGTTCCGCCAGCGTTCGGGTTCTCTGTTCGTGAGCCAGAAGATCTGTGCCTTCACGTCGGGCTTGATGTAGATCTCCTCTTCTGCGTAAACGACTTTCTCCTTTTCCACGCGCCGGCCGCGCGAGTCGTAGCTCGTGCTTTTGAGCTTCATCGGCTTTTTGAGCGTCCGGACACCTCCGAGGGCTGTCTCAAGCAAACTCCGTTCGACGCTTTCATTGTTCGCGCGCGCGTCCGCGCCCGTGCGTGCGCGCGTCACCGCCTCCGACATCTCCGAATGCTTCTTGAGCCAGTCGTAGTACGTCGAGGGGCTGATGCCCATCTCCTTAGCCATTTCGGAGTCAGTCAGCCGCGGTGCCATCTCGGCGAGCCGCTCAAGCCCCTGTTCTGTCAGCCATTCTGCATATTTGGCCCGCGCCACGACCAGCACCTCCCTGCGCGCGTACTATCTCTCAATCTGCAATCTATCAGCCTTACCCCCTCTGTTGCCGTCAACTTTCAGGCGCACAAAAAAAGCGCGCACCCAGCAGGGGAGCGCTCTACCACAGCTCGAAAAATCGTCGTCTCACTCTATCCAGCGTCGAGGGCGAAACGAAATACTCCGTCGTCACCGCCTCCCAGCTCGCAGGCGTGCAGAGATAGGCCCGGAGCGCGTCAGCATACTCGCCCCCGGCCTCGCGGCACAGTCTGTCTATTTTGCTTTGCACCTCCGCAGCCTGCCGCGCATAGTTCTGGCACGCGAAAAATATCATGCCCTGCTCGGCATAGCCCTTATGTACTGAGGGGAGATACTTGAATTTCCTCGCCATCCCGCCCTCCTAACTGCGCATCGGTGCGAAGGGCAGCGCATAGCGGATATACTGCCCCGCTCGTTTGCCTGAGTAGGCCGTGCGGTACAGCAGCTCGCAGCCCTTTGGCACGCGCAGCTCCGCCCCGCTCCATACGACGCGGCACTTCGGCTGAGGCCTCACGAGGTTGCGGGAGGGCTTGTACTTCTTCTCGTCGGGCAGGCGGCGCACCTGGCTCAGCAGATACTCCGCCAGCGGCGTGTAATCTTTTTGCGCGCTGAGCGCTTTGGCATAGGCGCCCCCGTGCGGCCAGGCTTCCACGCAGGCCTGCCACGCGGCCCGGTTGGCTATGATGTGGTGATGTATGCGGACTGCCTCGCCCGTCTCCCCGTCCATATCGGAGGTCACGGCTATGTATTTGAGCTCCGCTCCGGGAGGCAGGCGGCGCTTCACGCGGCGGATGAAATTGTCCAGCTCGCGGTTAGCCTCCTTGCGGAGGTAGTCCTCGAGTATGCCCGGCTCCTGTCCGGCGGCCCGGTCTGCCTCCTGCCTGGCTTCCGCCCTGCGGAGGAGCTCGGAATATTTCTTCGGCCCATAGTCCAATCCGAGGAACAGATCCCCGGCTGAGAAGTTCGCGTGTATTTCCCGATTGAGTCTGCGCGTCGCGTCGTTCTCGTTCTGCCGCTGTTTCCGCTCCGAACTGCGCCCGAGCTTCCGCCCCCTGGCCGGAGGCTCACCGGGGACCCAGTATTTCGTTTTCTCCCCGAGAGCCCCGCACTCATATGTGCGGATCTCCCAGTACCCGGTCGAGCCCATATATTTCCCCCGCGTCCGTAAACTTAGGCCCTTACGAACCTCTGAAAACGCGCGTGCGCGCGCGTATTAAAATAAAGTATATGCTCTCACAAAAGGGCCCGCCGCGCGGGCCCTGTGGTCAGAACACATCCTTGTCCTCGCCGCTCTCGTCCGGCGCATCATATCCGTGATCACGCATGAGGCGATCAAAGTTTGCATCCACGATGCCGTACAGGCCATCGCTCATTATGTGCAGCGCCGCCAGCAGCTTGTCCTGTACGCCGCTTTTGTAGTAGCCTGTCAGTACTTCGCCTCCGCCAATGTCTGCTGCAAGCGCCAGCCACCCAAACCGCTCAATGTCCAGCCCTTCAAGCGAGCGCGTGATAAACTCCGCCAGCTCGCGCTCGTTCTCGTCAGTGTAGATTACTGATATCATTTACCGCCTCTGGTTCTCTATCTATGATGCAGTTATCCTCGAGGGTCTCCGGCCCGCTGCATACCCCGGCCAGCGCGCACTTGCCGCAGCCGTCGAACCCCTCCCGAGCCTTCATGCAGTTCCGGACAATAGCCGCATAGTCGTACTTGTTCAATGTGATTTTCATTTTCCCCCTTGCCTTTCTTTCAGCAGCGTAATTGCCTCTTGCAAAGCGTCCTCGTTAACAGGCCGCCATCGCCCGCCGTCAACGTCGGTTATCACCGGCATGGACAGCAGCTCCTCCGTAAGCGGGGTTCCCATTCTACCCATAGCCCCACGTGGGCAGCCGACATAATCAATAAACAACCGCCCAAATTCGCCAAGGCGCTCCAGCACCGCGCGCCTCTCCCTCTCAGCCTTCTCCGCTCGCTCACGATAACCGGGGATGATGTCGTCCAGGTACGCTATAACCATGCCTGCGAGCTCCGCATTGTAGGCCTTGAGCTCTCTGAAATACTGTGTCCAGTCGCTTACTCCGCGGCGGAAGTCATGATATTGGCGATCTAATTCCTCCGCCATAACCTCGTCCGGGCATGGGCCTTCAACGCAAAACTCAATCGTTCCTTCCG